TTTGTTGTTTTTTTTTTTTTTTTTTATATAAAAAGAAAAAAAAAAAAAGAAGCCCCCCCGAGGGGGGGGGGGTCGGAAAGGAGCCAACTAATGAGAATTATAAAGACATATGAAAAAGAACTCAACTACATAAAAGACCACTATGAAAACGATTGGGATAACGGATATATAACCAATGATGTATATGAATGGCTTGAAGCTGTTTCAGATAGGTTGGGAGGACTAAGCGACGTATTAGCATATATCACAAATTGTCTTGAAGAGTTCGACGACTACGACAGCGGAGAGACAGACGTATGGACAAACAAAATTGTTACACGCTACGAAATAAGCTCATTCCTAAGGACTTTATATTTCTTAAGTGGCTTAATAGCGGAACCAATCGACGATATAGATTTTTAAGGAGGCACACCATGAACGAATACATCACCATAGGACACTTAGAGAAACAAATTGCAAAAACGCACCCATTAATTAAGAGAGAGCTCCTATTGAGTATTGTCGGAGCACTTGAAGAGGGGACACTTGAGCCCCTAAGCCTCATAGAGGCTACTCAACTACAAGCACATAGAAATGGTTGGGCTCCTATTCCTGCGTGGCTCTATAACGACATTGGGAGCCGTGAGGCTTTCACAAAATATTTACAGAACGTTGGAGTTGATCCAGCTGGTTCAGATGATTTTATCCACTTGTATTCTGACGAGTGGGGCGAGTGGTTCGCCGATATATCAGAATTAGCGGAGGAAATTTACTAATGACTAAAAAGGAATTAGACATAGAGCGGAGGGAGTTCATTATATCAGCTAAGAAACTAGCAAGAACTACAAAGAGGCTCAAAGAAGCAATAAAGAAAATCGAGGAACAAGCAAAAGCCCACGATGGGGAACTAACAGAACGGGACGCCGTTAGACATGAAATACTTCACCGCCTCTATACGTCAGTATTTGAGGACGTTGGGGCGGTACTACTAGAATTCCAAGATTAGTAACTAAATACACCTATTGAAACCTTGATTTGTCGATAGGTGTATTTTTTATACCCTTTTTGCACCGCTCAGGGCGGTCAAGACGTATGCAGGCGGTAAGCCAAGGATAAGAACCGAGGAGGTCAAGACGTATGGAAAGCGTAACAATAGAAAAACAAATAGAGTTAGAGAGACACTATACGACCCTAGCTCAAGAGGCATTCAAGAAACGACTAGAGCAAGCAAGAAACAAAGGGCGAATTACTAGCCAACCTTTAGGCAGTGGCTTGAAAAAGCTCTTTGTCGAAGCCTTAGCAACAAACATCGGAGCATGGATAGATGAGAACACCAAGCCAAAGCGAGGTGTGGGCAAGAAATATAGAGAGCTTCTAAAAGCAATGCTTGAGGCATTCGGTAAGGACGCTCTAGTGCTCAATATTTGTGCTACAGTGCTAGAAAAAGCCATCAATGAGACCCTAGCGACAGACCATAAAGCCAGTGTATCAAGTTGTGGCTACCAAGTAGGCAACAGTCTATATTACAACGCAAAGACTGAGGCATACCTCAAGCAAGATGGTACAGGAACTCAAGTAAATCGGATACAAGAGGGGTTAGACAAAAGAACATTAATGTATCAAAAGACAAGCCATATCAAAGGAGTAATGAAAAAGAACAAATTTGAGTGGGTTAAGTGGGAAAAAGGAGTGATAGTGAATTTAGGGCTAGACATATTATATATCCTAATTAAATCTACAGACCTAATTACGACTAGCCAAGCGAATGACAGGACACTGTACCTAGAGCCATCTCAAGCTCTATTGGATACATATAGATACAATGCAGAGTTTATCAGTAAATTTATTGTCGACCGCACACCAACGATCGTGAAGCCTAAACCATGGACAGACATGAGCCAAGGCGGTTATTACGGGGCAATGCGGAAGAGGTTACATTTTATGCGAATTAGCCATATTGTTGGTAAGACAAAAGTAGTGAAGAGCTACATAAAGAAGATACAGGACGTCGACTTGAGCAAGATATATAGTGCAGTCAATGCAATTCAAGAGACACCATATCGTATCAACAGAAATATGTATGAGGTAGTTAATGAAATCTTTGAGCAAGGCGGAGGAATAGCTGGTATAGCAGGCTTTGAGCCTCACGCACCTGAGCCAGTAAGAAACACATTCGAGACAAAGCAAGACTTTGGGAAGAGGTTCCATGAATGGCTAGAGATTGAAATTGCAAGACGTAGTAAAGCCTTAAGAGCTATGAGGCTCTTCAGGTACGCTAAAGAATTTAAAGAGTACGACAAAATCTACTTCCCTTGTAATATCGACTTTAGAGGACGTATCTATCCAATACCACTCTTTAATCATCAAGGCGACGACTTTATGAAGTCTCTAATCATCTACAGCGAACCTGTACCGCTTAAGGATAGCCAAGATATAGAGCTCTTTTACTGGCAAGGGGCGAACCTATGGGGCAACGACAAAGTATCGCATAGCGAACAAGTGGAATGGGTGAAAGCTCACCACTCTAATATTGTCGACAGTGCAAAGAACCCTTTGGACTACCTATGGTGGACAGACGCAGATGAGCCTTTACAGTTCTTAGCGTGGGCTATGGAATACGTTAAGTCTCTTGAGTACTACGAAGAGCACAAGACATATGAGGGCTATAGTTGCCCTTTAGTCATTGCTTATGACGGCACCTGCTCAGGACTACAGCACTACTCAGCAATGCTAAGAGATGAAGTAGGCGGATCCGCAGTAAATCTTATCGACCATGAAAGACCAGCCGACATATACCAACAAGTAGCCGATAAGGTACTTAAGATTGTCGAAAGGGACGCAACAAGCGGAACACTTGATGAAGTCGAAAAGGAAGCAGTAGGAGGCGGACAAAGAGTACACTTTGGGACACGCTCAATGGCTCAAGCATGGTTAGCTCATGGAGTTAATCGTAAAGTAGTCAAAAGGAATGTCATGACGCTTGCTTATGGTAGCGGACAATATGGCTTCCAAGAGCAAATATATGAGGATACGACAAAAGGCAACCCTCACTTTAAACGCTTTGAGAAGCCGTGTGCAAAATACATGGCTAAGCTTGTATGGCAAGAAGTACAGACCACTGTAGTCAGTGCTACAGAGGGCATGAAGTATCTCAAAGCACTAGCTAAAGTGCTCACTAAGCATGGACTACCAGTGAATTGGTGGACACCTTTGGGACTACCAGTACAGCAACAGTATCTAAAATTAGTACAAAAGAGCTTCCGTACACGCTTCGGAGACATGGTGAGGTGGCATGGCTACTATCAGGACGTAGCAGATGATGAAGCACTGGACGCTAATGGACAAAAGAATGGAATAGCACCTAATTTTATACATAGCCTAGACAGTACTCACTTAATGATGGTAGTCAATGAAGCTGGCTTAAAGAACTATACAACAATTCATGACAGCTTTGGTACATCACTAGGAGAAGCTAGACACCTACAAAAAGTAATTCGTGAGCAACTCTATAAGTTATATACAGAGCACTCACCTATAGAGGAATTTAAAGACTATGTAGCAGAGATGACTGGAGAGGACTTATCAGACCTTGTCGAACCTCCTAAAGGCAATTTAGACCTAAAGAATATCCTAACCAGTACCTTTATTTTTCACTGAGGTTTTAATGTACCCACGAGATAGAGGAAAGCAACAGTCCTCTTTTTCGTGGCAACAGAGTTAATGAAAGGAGACCACTATGAAAGTAAAGATTGACATGAGAACACTACAGGTAGTCAGCATTGAACTAGATACAGACAATAGAACTGACATGAGCATACTAAAAGGGCTCGACAAAGAAACAGGTATAGGAAAATTGATTGGTGAACGATTAGAACAAGGAGTGAAAGTACCATGTTAAGCAAAATTGAAGAACTAGAGATCCGAGTAGGCGAACTTGTAAAGGAAAATCATGAGTTGCGAGAAGCTGGCACAAGACTAGCTAAAGAAAATATTAGAAAACACTTTTTGTTAAAGCAAGAAATAGAACTAGGAATGAAGCTATTTAAAGCTAATGAAGAACTACATAAAGAACTTGAGGAGCTAAAGAAAGACAAATTAGAAAAACATAAATGGTATAGAGCCTCAGATTTTTATGTCGAAGAGCTTTTAGACAAATTAGGAACAGGAGTTTTAGTAGAAGTCTTAAAATACCCAACAGAAGATAAAGATGAAATGCGACCTGAGTTAAGAGAAGTTAAAACTGCAAGAATACAATACATTACTAAAAATGGATATGGAAAAACAGTTTTATCAATAGGGGACGTATTTTCTAGAAATTGGTTTAGGGTGATTTAGGAGGAATAATGAGTAAAAACTTTAGAGCACAACAAGTCCAATACAGACGACTACAATTACTATTCTTAATTCAAACATATTTGACTGGAAACTGGAGATAACATCATGAATACAAATAGCAAACACTACGAAGAACTAAACATTCAACCATGGGAAATCATGGAGCGAAACTTTACCAATGAGGAGTTTGTCGCATACCTTAAAGGTAATATCATTAAGTATACCTTGCGAGACAAAGGACAAGATTTGTCGGACGCAGAGAAAATCAAGCACTACGCAGAAAAGCTCATTGAAGTCATCGAGAAGAAAGAGACAGATGAATTCCTTAAAGAGGACGCTGAGCGTATCTATGGGAAACATAAATTTAAAGTAGGCGATCGTGTAAGAGTATTAATTAGTAATAAAACAGGAACAATTATTAGAACCCCTGTAGAAGAATTAGGGTTAGAATGTAGTAAAGCCTACATTATCGAACTAGATAACAAAGATAGTGGCTGGGAAGCAACTAAAGAAAGACATTTAGTCGACAGTGAGAATGCATGGTATGTCAATGAAACTGACATGGTATTACTAAAAGAAGAAGAACCAAAGAAAACCTTAACACCTAACAAGTGGTATGACGCTGAGACTTTTACTGTAGAAGAACTAAAGGAACTACTACCAGTAGGGACTAAGGTATTTGTAATAAAAGAGTATACAACCAACAATAACGACTACAATGAAGAAGAACTAGGTAAAGAAGCATGGCTAAGCACTACAGTACAAAGAGTTGACAAGAAACATATGACAGAATTAACACGAGTAGCTATACCAAATGATATTTTCTTTAGACGTTATTTTAGAATTGTAGAGGAGGACTAAGATGGAACCAATCATCAGCCCATGGATAATCTATGCAATGTCAATATCTACTTGCTTTAAAATTCTATTCGCAGTAATTACGTTTGTATTCGGCTTTGCAACAGCCTGTGCTATGGCAGAAGAAGCGTATGAGGACGCAATCAAGTGCCTTATATTGACAGTAGCAAGCACAATCATTGCAATCGTAATACCAACAAAAGAGACTATTATATCTATGATAGTAGCCTCATATATTACACCTGACAACTTAAATATGGCTAATGAATTAGTCAAAAGTAATCTAAATGACTACATCAATATAATTACTAATGGTATTAATCAAGTAAAATAAAGGAGAACTAATGGCACGACCAAAGAAAACACAAGAAACAGAAGCAATCACAATGAATGGTGAGCAAGTGCTCATCGAACTAACACGGGAGGGAGCAGTAATTCCTGAAGCAAAGACAGAGGGAGCTGGCTGTATGGACATTACAATTCCAATGACAGTATCAGTACCCCCAGTAACAGTACAAACGAAAGCTACAGAAATTCCTTTAGGATTTAAAGTAGTAATTCCTAAAGGGCACACATTGCGGATCCAGTTGCGTTCCAGTGTAGGGCGAGACTATCCAATCAGCTTAGCAAACATTGAGGGAATTGTAGATGAGGACTTTAGAGGCGAAGTAATGCTCTTTGTACGCAACTACAGTAAACACATTGTAATGCTAGAGCAAGGCATGAGAATTGCTCAATGCTGGCTTGAGAAAACAGTACCAATGACTTTTGTCGATGGTGAAGTAAGCGAGGATACTGAACGAGGAACTGAAAGCGGTTCTACAGGTAAATAAAATATATTCTAAGGGCACTCTTAATGAGTGCTCTTTTTTTTTGTCAAAAGGAGATAATAAATGGCAAAACAAAAACTAGGTAAAGACTTTATGTTAAGCGGTACAGCTTGCTGGGCTCACACTGACAGCCCTGAGACCTATGAGGGAAAAGAGATTGGTTACTCAATCATGGTAAAACTTGAGAGCGATGAGAAAACAGAGGCTTTCAAGAACGCACTTGAGGAACTCTTTAATGAAGCAGAAGCTCAATTAGACAAGAAAGTAAACCGCAAAGTACCAATCAACTTAGCAGTCAAAGAGGACAAAGAGTATGGCGAATGCTTTAAAGCTAAGACAAAGCATGAGTTTAAAGACAAAGCAACAGGTGAACTTGTAAAACGCACATTGCGAGTATTCGACAAATATGGTGAGCCACTAGCTAAAGGCACAAAGATTGGTAATGGCTCTAAAGTAAAAGTAAAAGTAACAGCAGATCCATACATCATGAGCTCTAAGAACTACGGCATCACATTACGCTTAAATGCAGTACTTGTAGAAGAACTCAAAGAATACACAGGCGGTGGTTCTACAGCTGAGAGCTTCGGTTTTGAAGTAGCTCAAAAGCCTGACAATGACTTTGATGACGAAGCAGTAGAGTGGTAATGAATGGCTAAGGGCTGGACTTTTAGTCGCTTAGGAGGCTTTAAAAAGCGTACCGACAAGAGTACTAGAAGTGGCTTTGAGAGCAAGGTAAAAGCTAACCTTGAGAAAGCTAAGGTACCTTTTGAATATGAAACAATGAGGGTACCATACACGACCACTCACTACTATAAGCCTGACTTTATATTGTCGAATGGAATTATTGTCGAAGCCAAAGGGCTGTTCCTACCTGAGGACAGAAGTAAGCACTTAGCAATCAAGAAGCAACACCCTGAGCTAGACATTAGGTTCCTATTTATGAGAGACAACTATATCAGTAATAAGACAAAAGCTAATAAGTACAGTGATTGGTGCAAGAAGAATGACTTTAAGTATCATATCGGTACAGCAATACCTAAGAAATGGATAGAAGAGAAAGGAGGTAAAACGAATTAAAGCATACGGAAAACTTAAAGAACGTAAAGAAACAAAATACATTAAAGTAACGCAGTACGCATTACACGACAAAGACCCTCAAGTAATCTTGAGAAACAGTCAAAAAGCAGGCTACCTGTTCTTCCCTCACCACTACTTAATCACAGCAGATGGGACAGTCAATAAGTTCCGACCTGAGGAAGCAGTAGCATTCGGTGAAATGGACAATTATGACACTACTATTAGTGTTCTATCTGACATCACTGAAGAAGCTCAAGCCAGCTTAGAAGTCGTGCTCAATGCGTTGCGAGAGCAATATAAAGGAGTTGAAGTCATTGAGTGATACACGAGACGAGCTAAAGGAATACGAGTGCATGATGGACAGAAAGCATAAAGCCATCACAGTATATGCTAAGCAAGTTAAGTACTTTGAAGTCGAGCTTGAGAATGTCTCAGAGAATGAAGCTATAGAGCAAGCAAAGGCTCAGATTAATTGTCGAGACATAGAAGCAGACGATGAAGAAGTACTGATTGATGACATGGATATTCATGACTAGCACATCAGAAATTCTCAATGCTCATCTTCCGTGCCCTGATTGTGGCTCATCTGACGCACTCACAGAGTACACTGACGGACACACTTATTGCTTCTCTTGTGAAACACATCATAATCACAACGAGGAGAAGCCTAAGACAACTGATAACTCATTCATAAGTGATATGACATTGAAGCCTTTGAAAGCTAGGGGTATCACTGAGAGCACCTGTAGGAAGTATCAGTACTACTATACGAACTACAAAGGACAGCCTTGCCAAGTCGCTAATTACTTTGATGAGTACGGAACTCTTGTCGGACAGAAGCTACGCTTTAAAGACAAGTCATTCGCTATCAAAGGAAAGCTCAGTACTACATTCTTTGGACAGCAACTATACAACAATGGAGTACGACTAATCATCACTGAGGGAGAAATTGATTGTCTAACAGTTAGCCAACTACTGGGAAATCAAGAGCCAGTGGTGAGTATTCCATGCGGTGTACAGAGTGCACGCAAGGTATTTGAAGCTAATCTAAAGTGGCTTGAGGGCTTTAATGAGGTAGTCGTAGTATTCGACAATGATGAGGCAGGACGCAAAGGAGCTCAAGATATAGAGGGTATTTTGTCTCCTGACAAACTCCGTATAGCTACACTCAAGCAGTACAAAGATCCTAATGAGTATTACTTAGCAGACAAAGGTAATGAGCTTTTAGAAGCTCTTGAGAACGCTAAAAAGGTAACACCTGAGAACATAATCAATGCTGATACATTACTTGATGACCTGCTAGAAGAGCCTGAAGAAGTAACTGGGTATTCCCTACCATGGGCTGTAAAAGCAGACAAAATGATACGAGGAGTACG